ATAAGTAATTGTGGTGTAATTATTCCATTACTTTCATAATTAAAAGAATGAATTGGATTATTTCCAGTTATATTATAATATATACTACCACTAATATCAGAAGTTTGATTTAATAATTGTTGAGAAACTGGTGCTATAAGTTTAATTTTAGTATTATTAGAATTATTTACATTATCATTAGTAGAAATTTGAGAATAATAACTATCATTAATATCACTAATAGTAGCTAAACGTAAAAGATTACCATTAGGACCAACATATAAATAACTTCTGGGATCATCATTATTTATAGATACATAACTTTTACCATAATTAAAATAAATAACATCAGTGGGACTAATATTAGGATTAGCTGATTTCCAGTAACTTTCACTATTACCTCCACCTCCATTGCCAATATTAATAGTATCTAAAATAGATAATTCATAATTAGGTGTTATATAAAATATATCAGGATTTATATTAAAACTTAATTGATTATTGGAGTCAACAAATAAAGGAGAATTAGAATTAATATTATAAATAGTTTGATTAATAGTACTTAATTCATTATTAGAATTAATAAATAAAGAAGAATTAGAATTAATTTTAAAACTTAATTGATTATTAGAAGTAATAAATATAGGAGAATTAGAATTAATATTAAAACTTAATTGATTACTGGAAGTAATAAATAGAGGAGAATTAGAATTAATATTAAAACTTAATTGATTACTGGAAGTAATAAATAGAGGAGAATTAGAATTAATATTAATTAAATTGGCATTTATTTTTTTTGCTTCATCAAGAATTATAGATGATGTTTTTATAGAACCAGATATTAAACCATTAACATTTAAATTACAATTTATATACATGTTAGAATTGATAAGAATAGAATAATAATTATTTTTGTTAAGATTATTTAAATTTGAATTATTAGAACCAATAATTAGATTATTTTCAATAATAGTATTTCCTGCTATAAATAAATTTGGATTTAAAGAATTTGAATTATTAGAACCAATAATAACAGATGAATTAATAAATATATTAGAAGAAGATGTATTAATATTAAAATTATTATTATTAACAGAAAAATCTAAAAAAGTATTAGAATTTCTTAATATAAGAAGATTATTACTAGTTTTTGAATAAATATCAATAATATAATTATTAGTAATAATATCATTTGAATTATTACCAATAGTTGTTTTTCCATTAATAATAACATTACCAATTAAAGAAGAAGGTGGATTAGAAATACCAAGATTATTAATATATAAATCTTTAAAAAGATCAATATTTTTATCTATAGAAGCTATATAATTATTATTATTATTATTACTATCATAATTACCAATAGAAATATAATCACTATTTTGAGAATTTTTAAAAATAGTATTTTTCCATGAATTAGGATTATTAACAATAGTTAATTTTACATTTGGAGTAAAAGTACCACCAATTCCTATATTGGCAGTAGATTCTTCAAAATTAAGACTTTTAGAAATAACACGTAATGAACCTTTACCTGCCATTTTAGAAATAAAAACACCTATTATTATATTCAATATTTAAAAATTGATTATTATTTTATTATAAAATAAATAAATAATTATGGTATTTATAGGTGCTCATATTTCTCGAGAATCTACATTAATAGAAACATTAAATAAAATTAAAGAAGCAAATGGAAATGCTTTACAAATATTTGCTTCAAATCCTAGAAGTAATAAAATTACAGAATTAAATAAAAAATTCTTTGGTGATTTAAGAGAAATTAATAAATATATTAAAGAAAATAATTTTGCTTTAGTAATTCATAATCCTTATACTATTAATCTTTCAATGAGTCCTGTAAATGGAAAAAAACAATTAGATTTATATGATTGTTATTGGATTCAATTAGTAATTCATGAATTAAAAATAGCTCATTTATGTAATAGTATTGGTTGTATTGTTCATTGTGGAAAATATACAAAAAATACTAAAGAACAAGGATTATTATATATGAAAAATGCTATAATATATATAATTGAAAATATAAAAACGCTTAATTTAAGTTCAAAATTAATATTAGAGACATCAACAGGACAAGGTACTGAATTATTATCAAATTATAATGAATTTTTAAACTTTTATAATTCATTTGATGATGAATATAAAACATATTTTAAAATATGTATAGATACATGTCATGTATGGGCAGCAGGTTATGAATTAGATGAAATATATAATATAACAAAAAATAATGGAAATTTAGGAGATGTTGCTGTTATTCATATTAATAATAGTAAGAATCCTAAAAATAGTAAATTAGATAGACATGATATTATTTTAAATAAATCAGGATATATTCCATTAGAAAATATTATAGAATTTAGTAATAAAATGAAATCAAAAAATTCAGAAATAGTTTTAATATTAGAAACACCAGGTGATAATTATAATAATGAAATAGAAATATTACAATAAAATAGATATGAATAATAATAAAAAAAAAGCAGATTGTGTAAGAGTTGCTATTAATAATAGTATGAATAAAGATTTTTTTAAATTTGATAAACCATCATATAATTCAGAAAAAATAAAAGAAAATTTAGAGATAGCATCTCCTAAAATTTTAAATCTATTAGAAAATATTAAAGAATTAGATGATAATGATTTTATTAAATATGGAAAAAGATTTAAACATATAATTTATAGTGATTTAAGAAATTCTATTGCTGGTATTAAATTTATAGCGTCGGTATTAAAAGCTTATGGTATGTCAAATATATATAATGAAAAATTAAAAATAAATATTCCTGAAAATAACAATAATTTTGCTTTATTAACATCAATGTCATTATATAATAATCCATTTCCAGTTAAATTACGAAATAATATTCTAAAAATATTTAATTCTAGACCTGATAATATTTATGGTGAAAAAGTACGGTTTTTATTAATTGATCAAGGATTTAAAGAAGGAATAGATGTATATGATGTTAAATATATACATATATTTGATGAATTAATAACACCTAGTGATGAAAAACAAGTAATAGGAAGAGGAACTAGATATTGTGGACAAAAAGGACTTAATTTTCATCCAGAATTAGGATGGCCATTACATATATTTAAATATCGTTTATTATTATCTGATAAAAAAGAAGCTTTTTCTTTATATTTAAAAGAAAGTGGTATAGATATAAATAAATTAAATTTTGCGGTTGAATTAGAAAATATATGTAGATATGGTGCTGTTGATTATGAAATTAATAAACCAATACATGAATATGGAAATGAGACAAAAGATAAATTAGATATTAAAAATATAGTAGAACAAATAAATAAATTTCAAGAATTTCCTCTAAGAGATATGTATGAATCATTTGAAGAAAGAAAAGAAACGGATAATTTTGATTTAGCAAAAAAAGCAAAATATAAATATGGAGGAAAATTAAAAGAATTATTTTTAAAACCTAAACCATTTATAAAAAAAACAAAAAAAGAAATTAAAATAAAATCTAATTTTGTAAATAAAAATTTACTAACAAAATTAGATTTTATTGATATGAGAAAATATATCAGAAAATATTATAATGATTATAAATGGCAAAATATTAAATTTGAAAATTTATGTATAAATGATGATACTAAAGAAGAATCAAGAATAGTTACATTATCTAATAGTCAAAATTTTATTAGTAATTTTTTTGTTTCATCTAGTTATTATAAAGGTATTTTATTATGGCATTCAGTAGGAACAGGTAAAACATGTGCTGCTATAGCTATAGCATCTAATTCATTTGAAAAAGAAGATTATACAATATTATGGGTAACAAGACATACATTAAAACCTGATATATGGAAAAATATATATAAACAGGTTTGTTCAAAGACGATAGCTGAAAAAATACAAAAAGGTGAAAATATTCCAATAAATCCAAAAGGAAATGAACTTAAATATTTAGATAATAAATGGATTATTCCTATTAGTTATAAACAATTTACAAATTTAATAGAAGGAAAAAATAAATTTTATTTAGATTTGGTAAAAAGAAATGGAAAAGAAGATCCATTAAAAAAAACTTTAATAATTATTGATGAAGCACATAAAATATTTTCAGAAGAAACACCTTTAAATGAAAGACCTAATATTGATAGTTTAAAAAAAGCAATATATAAATCTTATTCATATTCAAAAAAAGATAGTTGTAGATTATTATTAATGACTGCTACACCATATACAAATGATCCTCTTCAATTATTTAAATTAATTAATTTACTTAAAGAAGAAGATTATTTAAATGATAATTTTGAAGAATTTGCTGAAGAATATTTAGATTTAAATTATAAATTTACAAAAACAGGAATAAAACAATTTTTAGATAAAATATCTGGATATATTTCATATTTAAATAGAGAAAGAGATATTAGACAATTTGCTTATCCTGTTATTTATACAAGAGATGTTGATATGAGTGTTAATGATAATATATATGAATTATTTTTTGATGATATTAAGGATTATTTATTAACATCTGTTATAAAAACAAAACAAATTATAAATAATTTAAAAAAAATAAAAATTATAAAATTACAATCACAAGAAACTGCTATAAATGATTGTTTAAAAATAAAGAAAAATGAAACTAACACTAATTTTATAACTATTATGGAATCATTAATAAAAGAACAGGAAAACTATATGTTATCAATTGATAATAAATTAAAAAAATGGAATGAATCAATATTAAGAAGAGAAAATGAATTAAAAATATTAGAATCTAAATTACTTAAATTTTCACCATAAAAACAATATGAGAAAATAACTCATTAATATTATAATGATAATATATTTGAATATACCATATAAAGATAAAAAAATAGCAAAAAAATATGGTGCTATATGGGATAAAGATATTAAAAGATGGTTTTGTGAAGATGAAAATAATACTTTATGTAGTTTATATGATAAATATAAACCTATAAATATAATTGGCGAAGATAGATTATATGGAGGATCTGAATTATATATAGATATGATACCAAAAACAAGTTATTTTAAAAATGTTAGAAGTTTATTTACAGACAGTGATTGGAATTTAATAAGACATCATATTTATGAAAGAAGTTATTATAAATGTGAATGTTGTGGAATAAAAAAATTTAAATATCTAGAAGCTCATGAAAGATGGATTTATAATTATGAAACAAAAACACAAACATTAATAAGAATTATAGCATTATGTAAATTATGTCATAATGCTACACATTATGGTCATTCTAAAAAAACTAAAAATATATTAAAAATAAATGAACATTTAAAAAAAATAAAAAATATTAATGATGAAGAATTAAATAAACATATAGATGAAGCATATAATATATGGAAAGAACGAAATAAAATTAAATGGATAATAGATACTAGTATTATAACAAATTCTGGTTTTATGATAGTTACTTAAAAAAAATAATTTATTTTTATATTTATAAATGACTTTTGAAAAATAATGATAATATATTAGAAGTTATTAATAAATATGGAGTGGCAATTGATAGAAATAATAAAGATACATGAACCAAGATCTAAAAAAACAAAAAGCTTTAAAAGATATGAGAATGACATCAGATTGGCCATGTAAAGTAAAATTATTTCGAAAATTACCAAGGAAATATTTATGATGTAAATAATTTACCAAAACCAATTTTTAAATGAAATAGGTAATAAATTAGCAGGTTTTTAATTTTTTAAGATATAATAATAGAAGTTTTTAATATAATATGGATAATAGTGATATATGTAATAGAGTTGTTACTATTCCACAATATTTAAGTACATGTTGGTTTAATGCTATTTTAATGGCTATTTTATATAGTCAAAATTCAAGAAAATTATTATTATATGATAATATTTATAAAGATCAAAAAAATAATAAATTGTATCAAATTATTAATGAAATTCTTACTAGAAAATATATATCAATTGAAAAAGCTCTAAAATATTATCATATAATACGTCCAGAAAAAATATTAAGTAATATAGTTTATAATAAAACTTTTTTAAATAGAATAATTCATAACGGATATTATTTTAATATTTTTTTACCTATATTTATTACATATTTAGGTAAAACATCTATAACATTAGATAGTACAGTTGATGATAAAATATATAATATCAATTTTTTGAAAAGTATGGGAAATATAAATATTGATTTATCTAGTTTATTAATGAATAAAAATATGGAAAAAATATATATTAAATCAATTATAGATCATATTAATACTACTGATACTAATCCTGATTATATTATAGTTAATAAATTTGATAGTAAAACATTAAATTATTATAATAAATTAGCAAAAAATATTATTGATATACTACCTAATAATATAAAATATAAACAACATAAATTAGATAAATTAAATAATATAATAGTTTATAATGGTATAGAATATGTTTTAGATTCTTGTTTATTACAAAATTTTAATGAATATGTAAATCCTTTTACTAAAAAAAGAACAGCACACGCTATAGCTGGAATAACCTGTAAAAATAAACGATATGTTTATAATGGATGGATTAGAACAACTTTAGATAGTAATATAACAAAAAATAAAAGTTTAGCTCAATTTAAAACTAAACCATGCGAATTAATGAAATTTGATTGGGATATATATAAAGAAAATATGTTTTGTATAAATCCAGCTTTATGTAAATTAGATAATATAGATAAAACAGATATAAATAAATTATGTTTTTCATTTGATAAAGGTGAAAGAACATTAATATATGTAAGAATAAATGATAAATATAAATCAATAGATAAAGATATATCAATTAGTAGTAGTATAGATAATAAATCATTATTAGAAGATAAGAAATGTCCAGAAGGAAAAATATTAAATCCTAAAACAAAACGATGTATAAAAATAGAATCTTATAATAAACTTTATAAGAAACCTGTTATAGAAGATCATAAAAAACCTATTATAGATGATAAGAAACCTATTATAGAAGAAGATAAGAAATGTCCAGAAGGAAAAATATTAAATCCTAAAACAAAACGATGTATAAAAATAGAATCTTATAATAAACTTTATAAGAAACTTAGTGTAGATAATAAGAAACCTATTATAGATGAAGATAAGAAATGTCCAGAAGGAAAAATATTAAATCCTAAAACAAAACGATGTATAAAAATAGAATCTTATAATAAATTGTATAATAAATAATTTAAATTAAAAAAAATGATATATATATTTAATTATAGAAAAATATTTATAATGTCAAATATAATTAAAAATAAATTATTATTTATCAATAATTTTAATATTTTATTATTTAATTATAAACAATTAATTACTGTATTTAAGGAAATTGATGATTTAATAGAATATAATTATAATAAAAACTATATAAATAAATATCAAAGGTATAATTATATTGGAATATTGATAGATATTAAATATAACCAATGTAAAAGACATATAGAATATTTTAAATTTAGAAAAATGATAAAAATAAAATCAGAACCATTATTTATAAATTAAAAATTGATATTATTTTTTTTACTTTATAGATAATGGTTTATTTTCAATCTAAATTGAGACATTGGATTAAATTACAAAAACTAGATTTTAGAACTTTATCAGAAAATCCTAATGCTATAGAATTATTAAAGAAATATCCAAATAAAATTAATTGGTCTTATTTATCCTCTAATATTAATGCTATAGAAATACTTAAAAATAATATTAATAAAATTAGTTGGTTTTATTTATCGTTAAATCCAAATGCTATTGAACTTTTAGAAAATAATCAAAATAAAATTTATTGGAATATGTTATCTTTAAATCCTAATGCTATAAATATTTTAAAAGATAATCCTGATAAAATTGATTGGGATTATTTATCAGAAAATATTAATATAATAAATTGGATTTATTTATCTTCAAATCCTAATGCTATAGAATTATTAAAAAATAGTATAGATAAAATTGATTGGAATTCTTTAAGTTTAAATGTTAATGCTATAGAATTATTAGAAAATAATCAAGATAAAATTAATTGGTTATTATTATCTAAAAATCCTAATGCGATTAAATTGCTTAAAAATAATCAAGATAAAATACATTGGTATTATTTATCATTAAATCCTAATGCGATAGAATTACTTAAAGAAAATAAAAGTAAAATTAATTGGAATTATTTATCAGAAAATCCTAATGCGATAGAATTATTAAAAGCTAATCCAGATAAAATTGATTGGATTAAATTATCAAATAATCCTAATGCGATAGAATTATTAGAAAATAATCAAGATAAAATTAGTTGGAGTATGTTATCTAAAAATCCAGCTATATTCACATATGATTATGAATTGATAAAAAAGAATTTTAAAGAGTTAGGAGAAGAAATTATTGAAAAATCACTTCATCCTAAAAGAATATTAAGATTAATGAAAGATTATGGAGAAGATGAAATATATAAATGTTATTTTGATGAAGAATAAAAAAATGATTAAATTTTATTTTTATATAAAATAAACATGGTTAAATATATTTGTGAAAAATGTCAAAAAGAATTTATTAAAAAAACATTATATGATAATCATAAAAAACGAAAATCTTCATGTATTAATAAAATAAAATATTCAGAATTATCATATTTATTAACTAGAAAACTTAGTAAAACTGAAAAAAAAGATAATGGAATTTATTTTACTCCTCCTGAAACTATTAAACTTAATTTATCATATTTAAAAGATTATATGATAAATATTAAAGAAATATTAGAACCTTCATGTGGATCATGTGAATATATTTTAGAAATAAATAAAAATTATAAAGATATAAATATAACAGGTTTAGAATTTAATAATATTATATTTGAAGAAATTAAAATATTACAAAATGATAAAATTAAATTATTTAATTATAATTATTTAAAATGTGATTTAAATAATAAATATGATTTAATTATAGGAAATCCTCCTTATTATGTTATGAAAAAAAAAGATATAGATGATTCATATTATAATTATTTTGATGGAAGACCTAATATATTTATATTATTTATTATAAAATCATTAAATTTATTAAATATTAATGGTATATTAAGTTTTATTTTACCAAAAAATTTTTTAAATTGTTTATATTATGATAAAACTCGTAAATATATTACAGATAATTATAAAATCTTAAATATTATTGAATGTAATGATACATATATTGAAACACAACAAGAAACTATTATTCTTATTATTCAAAATATTAAACCTATAAATAATGATTTATATATTTTGAATATTTCAACATATACTATATTTGGATTACCAGATAATATAATTAAATTAAAAGAATTATATTATAATTCTAAATCATTAATAAATTTAGGATTTAATGTAAACGTTGGAACTATTGTATGGAATCAATTTAAAGATGAATTAACAACTGATAAAGATAAAACATTATTAATTTATAGTTCTGATATTAAAAATAATAAATTAATTACATTAGATTATTCTAATAAAGATAAAAAAAGTTATATTAATAAAAAAGGTTTAACAGATCCTCTATTAGTAATTAATAGAGGATATGGTGTTGGAAATTATAAATTTAATTATTGTATAATTAATGAATTTGATAATATAGAATATTTAGTAGAAAATCACTTAATATCTATAAAATATATTAATAATATAAATAAAAGTGATTTAATTGATAAATATAAAAAAATAATAAATTCATTTGAAAATGAAAAAACTTCAGAATTTATTAAAATTTATTTTGGAAATAATGCCGTAAATACTACAGAATTATTACATATATTACCTATCTATGATATTTGAAAAGCTGGATAAGCAATACCATTTCCATTTTTCCATCGTAATAATATTTTTAATGTTTTATCATTTTTAGTAGTAGCAATATATCTATTTAATTTAGGTTCTTTTTTATAGTCTGTTATAATATAATCATCTTGATTTATAGTTTCTAAATAAAGTTTATTATTTTTAAATAACATATAACATTTATCTTTTTGTGTATTTAAAAGATATGATGATAATTCATTTATTTTTAAATTATATTTTGTTATAAAATTATTAATACTATCAGTTGATATTATTTTCATTTTTTCATAAAACGAAATATCATTTTCATTAGCTGTATATTTACTACTATTTTTACAACCTTGATAATATTTTTTTTGATGTTTAATTAAACATGCTGGATTTATTGAATGTATTTCCTGTAAATATTTATTTTTATCAGGTAAAGGTAAATCATATTCTTTAACAATATTTGCTAAATAATTATCATAATAATATTCTTCATATGATTTTTCTAAATATTGTGATGGACGCATTGGAGATACAAACTGTGGAGTATCATTTACTGAAACCGCGTTAAATTTAAATTCAACATAAAATTCTTTAGTTTTATTAATTAATAATTTAAAATCGTAATGATTTGATCTTCCTGCTTTATGTATACAATTAATAGTATTATAATTATCAATATTATTAATTTCACATAATTTAGTTATATATAAATCAACTTCTTTTTTCATATTTTTCCATTTTATAGAATATTTATAATAATCTGATGGTATTTTATTATTTATAATAGCTCCTATTATATTTTCTCTTATTTTATTATTATTATCATTTTCTGCTCTTTTTTTAACATTAAATGAATATATATCATAATAATTAATCATCATTTTATTATAACGAATTGATTCTAGATTATCAATTTTACTATTCCAATTTTTTATAAATTTTTGAATTATTTTAATATCATTACAAACACAATTATCATATTTATATAATATTGTCTTACAACAATTAAATAACATAATGTTTTTCATTATATATTTTATAAAATATATATAATCATTTTTTGTAAAAATTTGTATTAAATTTATAAATATTAATAAAAAAACGATATTATTAATTATATTTTTAATTATATCATGATTGAAGATATGATTATGAACAATTATAGCGACGAGTTGCCTTATAATATCAGATATGCTATTTACGAGTGTAATATGTATTTTCATGAGATCAAATTCATTCTCGATAATATTAAAAAAAGGAACATACATACAAAAAATAAACTAAAAAAAATGACGACAATTTGGGAAGATCCCTATATGTGATATTAAAAAAAATATATAAACCAAATTTTTGGTTTTTATAAAAAATGATTTTTCTATTTTATTTTATTTTATTTTTTTTATAATGTTTTATAAACAAATTATTTTAAGAAAATGGATAAACTATAATTATATCGATTGGATTTATTTATCAAGTAATCCAAATGCTACAGAATTATTATATTATAATAAACATAAAATTGATTGGTCTATATTATCTAAAACTTGTAAGAATATAGATTTTTTAAAGAAATATCATTATAAACTTGATTGGATTACTTTATCAGAAAATCCTATTGCTATTGAATTATTACGATCTAATCAAAATAAAATTAATTGGTGTAAATTATCTTTAAATAAAAATGCTATAGATTTACTTGAAAATAATCAAAATAAAATTAATTGGTATAATTTATCTTTAAATGAAAATGCTATATCTTTATTAAAAGATAATAAAGATAAAATTTATTGGTCTTATTTATCATTAAATATTAATCCAGAAGCAATTAAATTATTAGAAGATAATCCTGATAAAATTAATTGGGATTATTTATCTTTAAATGAAAATGCTATGAATTTATTAGAAAATAATCCTGAAAAAATTAATTGGACTTATTTATCTCGTAATCCTAACGCTATAAAATTATTAGAAAAAAATATAAATAAAATTAATTGGGATTACTTATCAGCTAATCCTAATGCTATAAAAATTCTAGAAAAAAATAAAGATAAAATTAATTGGAATTATTTATCAGCAAATCCTAATGCTATAGATTTATTAGAAGAAAATAAAAATAAAATTAATTGGTATGATATATTTTATAATCCTTCAATATTTACATATGATTATGATTTAATTAAATCTGAATTTAAAAATTTAGGTGAAGAAATTATTATTAAATCATTACATCCTAAAAGAATGTTAAAATTAATGGAACAATATGGTGAAGAAGAAATATATAAATGTTATTTTTATGAAAATTAATAATTTTTTATATAAAAATTTGAAAATAATAATATCATTTGAATTTGATAACTTAATTGAATCCACGCATAATAAGAAGGATATATATTTTCATATAATAAAACCATAATAGAATGAACAAAACATATATAAAATTGTGTAATTTGTGATAATGTTACTATTTTTTTTAAAGAATTATTATAACCAAATGATGTAATTAAATAATGACTATACATTAAAAAATGAATAATACTATTTATTAAACATCCAAATGATCCTGTACCATTACCAACATTATTATTTAATAAAAATCCCCAAATTATAGCAATAGTAGAATGATGATAAATATGTAAAAATGATAATTGATTTTCTTTTTTTCGTAATACTATAAACCATGTATCACAATAATCTAAATATTTTGATAAATAATGAATATATGTAAAATATTTTAAATTATCATTAAAAATAGTATTTAATCCAAAAATATTATATGATATTTGAGGAATATTACTTAATCCATAAATCATATAAATATTTAATATAATTTGAAATGTATTATAAATAATTAATGGATTTCTTAATATATATGGTTTTTTATTTTTCATATATATATTAAGAAAATAGATAGAACATAAATAAAAATTTGTCATAATAATAATAAAAAAAGAGTTTGTTGTATATTTAATTATTTTCATTGATTAATATTATAATAATAAATCTTTAAATCTCAATATTTTGTTAAATTAATAGACGGTTTATATGTAGAACATAATAATATTTAAAGATTTTATAAAAATAACTATATATGAATAAACAATTATTGATTGGAACATTTATGGTATTAGGAGGTTTTACAATTGTAGCAGCAAATATTGGTAAAGACTTATATAAAGCAAAAATTGATTGTAATTTACAACTTTAAAGATTAAATTTTTCAATTTCATTTATTTCTTTTTTTGTTAAATTAATAGCTTTATATAATTGTTCTTCTGTTTGTATACCTTTTATTTTTCTTAAATCAGGAATATAATATTTAAATAAATCCGTATCTAATAAATCTTGACGAAATTTAGTAAATAAACTAGCTATTTTTATTATTTTAAATTCTAAAATATGTTTAATTAATTCTAAATTATCACCTAATATATAATAATTATTACTTCCACATATTCCAAATTTTCCATCATCTATAAAAATTCCAGATAAAGTAGCCTTATTACAAATTATTAATTTTCTTTTATTAGCATCTTCATGTTGTTGAAATGTTTTATTTCCGAGATATCCATCTTTAATAGTAAATGTATCAATACAGTAATTATCAGATAATTTTATTGATTTAAAATTAGGTAATTTAAATTTTTCTTTATCATTACCTTTTAATTTTGTTGTTTTAAAATCTATAAATAAATTATTTTTTATTATAAAATTTTGTAATTTTAATAATTGTGAAATAAATCCAAGTGGTATTGTATTATTTTTATTTATATAAATATTATAATTTTGAATTATTTTTTTTCTTAATTTATTTATTTTTATATCTGTATTTAATTTTTTAATTGAATTATCAATATTTTTAATTAAAAAAATACTAATAGGTATTTCTCCATTTATAGTTTGTTTAGATTTACTATTATCCCATAATTGTAAATAAATTAAATATTTTTCTAATATTAAATTATGTAATTCATGTGTTAATTTTAACCAATATAAGGGTATAATATATAATAAATATCCATTATTTTTTAATAAATTAAATGATTCAATAATAAAATATTCCCAAATTGTTTTATATTCTTTTTTTTGTTTCTCACGTTTTATTGATTTTATTCCTCCCTGATTATATGGTGGATTACCTAATATAATATCAAATTCTCTTATTTTTTCTACTTTTTTTTCAAATTCCAAATTTTCTTTTTTTTTAACAGGTTTATTACCAAATAATATATCTACGTTTTTATTATTAGTTTCTTTTATAAACGAACCTTCAAATATATTTAAATTATAAGTATTTCCACAAAATACTTTTTTTAATAAAAATACATTTAATTTATCTATTTCTACCATATATAACATATTTTCTAAGATATGTTTTCGTCGTTTTTCAGGATTTGATTCAAAATACTTTAATCCATTCATTAATCTTAAATAAACCATTACTGGAAAATTACCAATTCCTGTAGCTGGATCAAGCCATTTTAAATTAGGATTACTCCAAACTTCTAAAGGTAATTTATCAAGCATTTCATTGACAAGTTCTAAAGGTGTAAAAACTTCACCTCTTTCATTTTTAGCTTTTTCACTCGGTTTTAATTTATCATTCAAAAATAATAATAATTTATCAGGTTCTTTTATATTATAAAAAGTTCTTTTAATTTCATAAATACCTTTATTGAGATTATCA